TCAAACAAAAATCTTGGTGAAACTCTAAATGTTCGTAAAATTAACTTTTTAAAGATTTTAAAAGCGTACTATCCGTTTTTTGTGGATTGTGATTATAAGAATGCATATAATTGTATTTATGAAAACGAAAAAAAAATTCAAATAAAGAAAAGAGCTAAAACATTAAATGAGAAATATGGTTTACAGTTGATAAATTTGTTTGGAGAAATCGATAAAGATGGAAATGGCACAATTGATATTAAAGAATTTTCTAAATATTTTGATAAAATATTAAATAACAATGTTTCAATTTATTTTGATTGTGCGGATAAAGATGGCAATGGTGTTTTAGACTTGAATGAATTTCTTGAATTTGTATGTAGTCATCCACATATTTTTACATGTTTCAAAACAACAGTTGATATGGCCCAAAATGATTCAGATGAAAAACGTAAAAAATACCTTTCTTCTATTTTCAATTTTTTACCCGTCGATAATTTAGGAAACCCGAGACGTCCTTCCTTGTGTGACATAAGATATGATAAAATAATTTAATTTATACTTACATCCATGATCCGGACATTATTTCTTTTAGTTTTAATAATTCTTCCTTTTTTTTAGAGTTTGGAAGCAAAAATTCTATCAATGAATGTATATCATACGAAGATTCCACTAAATCATTTTTTGCTTTTGTAGTGTCTTCATTATTGTAGTTTTCTTCAACAAAACCAAAATCAATAAGTTTTGCTTGATTTTTTTTATCAAACCATATGTTTTCTGCATGAAGATCCATATGTACAAATTTACCTCGTTTCCACATTTTTTTTAAAACTTTTTTTAATGATTTTAAATGGAATTTTGTAATTTTGTCATCTTCCATAATTTTTTTTAAAGAAGTTTTCATTTTTTCCATTTCAATAAATCCAATTTTATTATAAAATCCATAACTGTTTATTTTGGGTCCGACACCGTGTTTGTCTGCTTTTTTCGCAAAATATATTTCTTTTTTAAGGTCTAATGGAGCAAAATCATTGCTTTTACACATTTTTAATATACAGGAATTTTCGATATTTTTAGCTCTTGAACATGACGACTCAACATGCTCTGATTGGTCGTACAGTTTTTCTATGTTTTGATATTTCATATTAACTAATTATATATAATCTTTTAATTTGATTTTAAAATATACTAGATACACCCCATATAAAATTTGACATATTTTTTTCATAAATTTTTGTATTATATGATATAGGTTTTGTATTCATACCAGAAAAATTATACAAGAAAAACGGAGGAGGCGTTGATGGTGCCGTTTTACATTTTTCAAGGTCTACATTGACTACTACGTGTACTTCATCATCATTTATTTTTGTAACGATTGAGTTTACTACGTCATCAAGATTGCTAAGACCATCATTCGTTCTTGATCCATCGTTTAATATTTTGACATTATTTTTTATGTTTGATGTATCTCGTTCATGACATATACTTAAAAACCGTCCAGAAGCTGAAGAAACTATATTAAACCCAGTATTTACTACTCGATTATATATATCATCATCTTCCCCACCCCAACCCCAAAAACTATTACTAAAACCATTAATTATCTTATAAACAGAAGGAATAAAACCTATAACACCGCCAAAATATGATTTATATGGCAGTTTATAACCAAACTGCGAAACTCTCGTTGCGTAATGAATTACTGGTGCGTGATAAGGTTTGTTATAACACATTGTACTTTCAGGAAACATGTCCGTATCGTGAATCACAATTCTTTCAATATCTTTCCAAGTTTCATATGCTTTCACGAAACCAACATTTGCTAGAAGACCTCTATTAAAAAGACAGTTCTTAGATTGTTCGACGTGAACAATTTTATACGAAGAGCCACAGTTTATTTTATTTTTAATCAAAGAATGTAGTATGTCAAACTCTAATGTCCTGTTTCTTTCTATTACAATAATTACAATGATTTTTTCTTTTTTGACAGCACTTATATTTTTATCAACATTTTCCACTATATCTTGTATATTAATTTCATAATCTTTATTTTTTTTACTTGATGAATTATAATGTATTTCTGTTTCATTAAGGTTTACTAAATTAATTACTTTATATGTTTTGTTTGTAGTATTTATTCTATACAATAAACTGTTAGAATTATTTAGTATTTTTTCATTAAAATTTGTTTTATTTTTTTTACTTGATGAATTACCATGTATTTCTGTTCCATTAATATTTACTGATTTAATTACTTTATATGTTTCATTTGTTTTGTTTAAATCTAGTTTGTATTCATTTTTTCTAATATAATCAAGTGTTAAATTAGATTGTTTTTCCACATTAAAAACACTTTTAGATATATTATAATTAACAAAATCAAAACTTTTAATCATTGTTTTAGTATAATTTGGTTTTTTCCTAAAAATTATAAATTTTTGAGTTTCTAAACTTTTAAAAAAATATTCTTGTTGATGTTTTAAACTATGAAACCAATATTTTTTTGAAATACCAGAGTATATAATGATATTTGTGAAAGTCATAAAGTTACAACATAAAATATACTTTACATATTTCATTCATTTTTATGGAAAAACAAAAAAAATATAATTGAACTGAACTATTTACCAAATTATAATAAACGACTACCCGTTTTCTTTTTAGGTTCTTCTTCTTTTTTTACTATAATCGGAATTTCTCCAGATTCATTTTTCACATAGTTTTCATGTATTTCAAAAATTCTATCAACCGTTCCTGGTGCTGTCATAAAAGGTTTTCTCTTCATAAGTTTTTGGTGATCATCCATCAACATTTTTTTAATAATTCAATATTTTTTTTACCTTTTTAAACACAACTTTACGTCTTAAGTGGGATTTTGAGTTTACAATTGTTAAAACTATAAATCAGAATAAAGTATTTTTATTTAAATTATTATAAATATTAAAATGGTTTTATCTTTGTACGAATTGGCTCAAAACGCACTCGATGAAGCATATAGACTTAGGTGTGAGTGTTTGTTAGAATCTGTTTATGAAAATATACCAACACCCATTGAACAAAATGGAACATTTCAAATGGTAAAAAAAATGAAACTTTGTGACTCAAAAACTTCCGATCACACCGACAAAAACCATGTCTCACTCACGACAGATATCACAGTTGGAGAATCTTAAACTAGTATGGGATTCAAAAGAACAGCAACATGTTGTTGCATTTTATGGTGAAAAAAACTCATTTGGAGAGTTTTCAAACTTTTATAGAATTTCTCATACGTTTACAATTCCCGAATGGTGTGGCGTAAAAGCGAGTATCTCTATACCCGTAGAATTTTCAGAAAAATCGATCATGCTATGCAAAGCTTCTCTGTTTCATGATAGTGAAACGTTTGAGAAAATAAGACTGGCTAAAACTCCATTTGAAGCAAAAAAATTGGGAAGGACTGTGAAAAAATTTAATGAAAAAAAATGGTTGGAATGTGTTTGTGACATTGCAGTTGAAGTCGTTTACCAAAAGTTCAAAAGCAATAAAACGATATGTGATGTGTTGCTTTCCACACAAACAAGTTTAATAGCGGAAGCTGCACCATATGATAAATTGTGGGGTATAGGGTTGAATGTTGCTGATACAAGAACAAGTAATCCTAAAAAGTGGGAAGGATATAATGTTCTTGGATTCGCGCTCATGAAAGCAAGGGAAAAATTATTTAGTAATAGGGTTGGTGAAAGTTATGAGTGAATTACACGCATTTGTAATTGTAGTCTAAAATCTATAGGTCATTCGTTTGTAAAACTAAGGAGTATCTCCATAGTAAGACACACTTGCACAATTACATCTTTTATCTCCTCTGCAGTCTATAACACAATACCCCCCTCCCGAACCGCTTTGATCATAAAAACGAGAATAACAAGTGACTTGGCTTCTTCCATTATATAGAATTAAAACCTATCAAATTCTTCAAATGTTTTTGTATGTTCATTCACACAACCCGATAACAAATTTCCATAAAATTTTCTGCATATATGGCATTCTGGTTTTGTGATTTTGAAAATACATTGAATGCAAAGAGTATGTTTACAAGGTAATATACACATTATTTTATTTTCTTTTTTTTCAAAACATATATCACATTTTTCCTCATCTGTGTTCATTTTATTGTAAAGTTTAAAAACAAAATAGGACATCAAAGTTTTGATATATTATTTTTTTTGTCATAATTCAATATACTCAAGTAAGAACAAGTTATTAGTGTCATAAAATAAATAAATACAATCAGATACATGTATAAAAATTTCATATTTTTGTTTTAAAAAAAATAAATGATTACAAGTTTACCAGACGAAATTTTATACCATATGTTTCTAAATTTTTTAGATTTCTTTGACACCATCAGTGTCAAAACCATAAACAGCAAGTTTAAAAACATATTAGATGATATTTTTTACAAAAACTTTGCATTCAAACTATATGGAAGAAAATTTTGGAAACTTGCACAGATGAGAAATCCCAAAATATCTATACCCCGTAAAACATTTTTCGAAGAATTACGAAGAATAGAAACGTTTCAATATAACAATGTTAAAAACAATAAAAAAAGGTGTTCAAATCAAGAGTTTTATGAGTTTTGGATTATAATTGAACCAGAACTCAAAAAATCATATGTTGCTATTATTGAAAATTAATTATTTTGTGATTCTTGTAAGTGTTATATTCATGACTTCTCTTTTGACCCAAGTCGAAAACGACCTCTCAATGGATCAAACAACAAAACACAAATCCAAGTGATGTCCACCACTCTTTCCACGACGATGACCACCACGCTTTCTGAGCACCAGAACGCCGTTTTTGAGGAAGCGGTGATTGCTCTTTCGGAACTTTCTGGTAATGATCCCGATATCACAATCTCGGGTGACGATGTCCTCGATCTCTTCGACACTCAGATTATGGCTGAAGAGAATGAAAAAGAAATATACAACATTCTCATGGATCTTAATTCTGCAAATAACTTGGTTGCGGGACAGAAGCGCAAACTTGAGAACTCTTCCGAGACTTCCATTCCCAAAGTCCGTAAGCCTCCAATCTCCATAAAGTGCTGCAACCTCTGCAACAATATGTTTCATGTTGCGGCACCACAAAAGAAGTGTATGAATACAAACTGCAAGGGAACTCTTGGGATTCAATCCAAGGAGCCGAAGATTCTCAAGCGTCCACCTCCCATGTGCTCCAAGTTCTGTGTCACATGCGACAAGATGATTGAGAATATTCCCACCGCATGCAAGAAGTGCACTGAGTGCAATTCCGCACTTGTGAAGGTGGAAAAAAAGAATGCACCCAAAGTTGTTATGGCATTCAAGGTTGATTAAGTACTTTGGAGCAATTAAAAGGTTTTTACTTTTTGCATTTTTAAAAAAGTGTTGCCAACAATAGGCAAGTTTAAATTAACGTGTGCGATATCATTTTCAAAATTGTATTGTACATTCAAAAGTTTACAATTGTATTTGTTTAATATTTTAATAATTTTATCGCCAAGTATGGGTTTTTCATTTTTGTTGTTGTAGAAAAATGAATCTTCTTGGGTGATCGGACCTTTTAAGTATATTTTTCCACTCGAGTTTTCGTAAATGTCTACATAAATTTCCTGTTTCGAAAGCATAGGTATTTTTACATTTGCATAATAAGATCCTACTGGATAATTTGTAAAAGTTGAAATAAATCCAATTAATGTGGCCATAATCATTTATTTTTTAATATAAATTAAATATCAACATTTTCCACTTCCAATAAACTCCGGAATCAATCCTCTCCGTTAAATTTTTTTCTCAAAACAAGTTTGTCTTCTTCAACAGTATACAGGTCAACCTTCATTATATCATCGATATTTACGTCTTTACCTGAAAGTGCATCGTTTATTCTTTTAATATTTGGATGCATATACGACAATGTATTTGTATCAAACAATTTTCTAAGCGTTGAATTGTGTGTGCCGAGTTGCTTTGAAATTTCTGTTTTTTCATAATCACTTACACTGTAAAATGTCTTGTTTCCAATAAACCGTCGGTAACACATTAGATGAAACCATGAATGTGGATGATTTTGAATAAGTTCTTTTATACAATCATCGATACGCTTCAAATTATGTGTTTGAGCAGATTTTAAAATAACATTTCCGGTTAAGTTATGTTGCACAGCATTCCATTCCATTGCGTACCCGGCAACAATGTATGATAACAAATCTGCGTATCTTCCACTTAAAAACTCTTTACGCTTCAACTGACCTCCTAAAACAAGAGAAAGTGTAGAACTTAGTGAAAAGAATTTCACAAACCTATCTAAATCATTAGACCCAAATACTGGTTTGATCACAAGCATTGTGTTTTCGTAGATCATTTTCAGTACACAAGTTTTAAATGTATTATAATCGTCATTCTGTATAGAATGAATAATTGGTAACATATGTGGATGAGAACGAATAAGTCCTTGACCGAATATTAACAAAGAACGCGTCATTGTATTTGAACCTTCTACAGTTATGCCGATAGGACAACTAAGATAAGCAGGTGCCACAAAATTTTGTGGTCCCATACAAATTGCAGATCCTGCAACAATATCCATAGAATGATTTACAACATCTCTCGACAACTCGGTCGTTCTTTGTTTAAGTATTGCAGACATGATCGGAGGTTTTTCTTTTTTGTCTAATATACAATTCATTAAATTTACTAAACTATCGATTTCGTATGTTTTTATGGCCATGTCTGCTAACTTTTCTTGTATTCCCTCGAAGGAGTGTATAGGAACTTTGAACTGTTTTCTTAAAACACTATATCCACTAACCGCGTTTGTAAGCATTTTAGAAGAACCAGCAGCACCAGCAGGTAATGCGGTTCCTCTTCCAGCTGCTAATGCTTCCATCAAAAATTTCCAACCTTGACCTATACCGTTTACTCCTCCAATGACATCGGAAATTTGTATTTCCATATTTTTTGCAACAACTGTTCCATTTGCGAATCCCACTCCCAAAGGGTCTGTGTAAACACCCAATTCCAGGTTTTTATGATTCTTTTCAACGATTGCAAGTGTGATTTCACCGTCCACATTTTTTCCAACACTTTCTTCCAATAAGCCGTCAGGATCCACTATTTTGAATGCTAAACCTACAACATCTGCAACTGGGCCTAATGTTATATATCGTTTTTCACAATTTAAAATAAGCTTAATACTGTTTCCTTTTTTTACGACAGTCCCAGTATCTGTCATAGATCCAGCGGCATCAGAACCCGCATGCAAACTTGTAAGTCCGAAACAAGGTATACTTCCCTGTGCTAGTTTTGGAAGATGGTATTTTTTTTGCTCATCTGTTCCATAAAGTGCTATAAGTTCTGCTGGACCTAAACTGTTTGGGACCATTACATGTACAGGAAGACTTGCACTTACAGAAGATAGTCTTTGAAGAAGTTTGGATAAACCAGACGCTGACATCTTTTTACCACCATATTCTTCAGGGACAATCAAACTAAAAAATCCGTCTTTTTTTGCCTGGTTCCAAAACGGATGATTTTTAGGTGTTAATCTGTTCATCAAAATTGAAGATTCGTCAACTGAGTTTATAATGTTTGGTAACTTTGAAAACATTTCTTCATCAATATCCGTTGGTTCAGATGGTTTGTATTTTCTCAGAGTCTTAGAGTTCATGAGACCTTGGAAAACAGCACGTTCTATACCAACAGTTCCCGACTCCAATGCGATTTGCTCAGTCCTAGAAATTTTGGGAAGAGTTTTTTTTGCAAAACTGAATAGACGGTTCATTGTTGTTTTATTATTTATAATAAAATTAAGTTATGCTAAAAGTCGATAAAAAATGGACATTTGACAGTGCTTTGAATAAAAATAAAGATGGTGAAGACTATAAAATTCTCAAATTCAAAAGGGTATTTGGTGGCAAAGAAAAAAATGAAACTCATATAAATGTGTGGAGAAGAGTAAAAGATGATTTAGGAAGAATATACTTGTGGAATATTGTTACCATGGAAACAAAATGGCCCGAAACACAACTTTATGAAAATATTACTTTATCTAACCAACGGTTTTCATACTGTGACATTGAAAGTTTACACAATAACAAAATATTTATAGAAAAACGTATACAAAATGTTTAGTTAATCTTTTTCAACATTTTGAGATATTTCTTCAAGTTCTTGTGATATAGTTTTTAATTTATGCATTAATTTCGATAGCCTATTATGTTCATTTGTAAATATAACACTGTTTTGATATGAAACCAAATAACCATATCCTTCCGAAACTTGGTTTGATGCTCGGTCAAGCAAGCGTTTAGGATCTAACAAAGAGCTTATCATAATCACAACAAATAGCATTTGTACTATTTTTATTATGTAATATAATATAACTAAGTTTAATACATAATTTAAAAAAAAATATATTTTAATATATAATGATACAAATTTTTCTACTATTATTTACAATATCAGATCCTGATAAAGTACTACAACGTTTGCAACATTCTCTATCCGAAAATTTAAAAACACTTGAACTATTTACAAACAGTCAAAATGTTATTACAGACCATCAAGAGTTGTCACATCTCACACAACATCTTCAAAATATAAAAAATAAACTTGACTTTCTAGTTTTGGATGTAAATTATACTTAAAAATATTTTAAAAATTGCAATAGTATTGAATCGTAACATAACTCATTTCTTGAATGGTTTGTTTATATAGAAGAAACGTACAAAATACTTGAATCATTCGGATCTATAAATGCAGATACTGGAGTTTGGATATTTGTTTTTTTTTCTTCAGGTTCAGCTAAATATTCCCTCATTTTAGAAAGAGAATATGTAAATATATTTAAAAAAGTATTTACACTATCGTAAAACTGTATCTTCCATTTCTTAATTGTTCGTTCATCTTCAATCATTTTTACGTACCCAGAAAGATTGTTTGATGAAAATACGGGTTGATTAAATATTTCTTCAGTAATGTTCGCAAGAGGAATGTCAAAAGAATATTCAGAAGATACGAATACTAATCTGAGATTCGATAGATATATGATCCCACCGTATGACTTTTCATCTATAATAAAATTTATATTTTTTTTTTCAAGAAATAAAACTTCATTATCATAAAGTTTGGGGATGTTATTATTTAATATAGGAAACTCCATTTTATACGTCCTAGATAAAAATAATTATGTTGGACATCACTGTCAAAAAAATAAGTGTTGTTCTCAAAAATATATTTCCACACTCCTATAAAAGTTCTTAAATCTATAATTCAGATTAGTCTGTAAATTTATAACGTAAAGGAGGAGGAGAATCCAATACCTTACGCGAAGGTGGTGTTCTCGGTCGATTGTCAATATGACCTTTTTCTGGTGTAGGTAATTGTAAAAATGGATCTACCACATCTTCTTCTAATGATTCTCCCCACACATTAGCAGCAGCCTTTCTAAGTAAAAATTGACGATCCTCATTATTATCACATACGATTGTAACATCAATTATACTAGAATCTTCTCTCAGAATAGCGTTTCCACATTCTAACAAATTTTTGCAAACGTCAAAATATTCATTCTTTTTCATTTTGAAGAATGGTGTCAACAATACAATCCTTTGACACGTTCTATTTTTAAGTATATATTTAGATGCCTCTTCTACCATATTAGGATATGAAGGTGCTAAAAAGTTTAGTGCATCCTTATCAAAAAATATGTTTACGTCTTCTCTTATTTTCCAATCAATAGAATTGGAAACAAGTGCAATCTTAGGTCGTCTTAATTCAGTTTCTGCATGAAGTAATGTCATCAACGGGAAACCTTCGTTCCAAGCCTCGGAAATCGTATCTAGTTTGTCAAGTACTATGGGCAATAAATTTGGAGACTTGGGATTCATATCCGAATATGAAAATCCTTTTGAATGGTAAAAGTACATTGTTCCTCTTTTTGGAACAGAAAACAAACATAAAATATAATCTGGGTAATCGTTTTCTATTCTCTGCAACAATCTTGATCCATACCTCATTCCTTTTTCATTTTTTGTAAAAATTACGTCCAAAAATACAAATCCCTTGCATTTATGTTTCCCCAGAGACAAACCAAGTGTAGACATTGCATCATTTGGTTTAGAAAACTGATACTCCATAGTTTTATTAGAAGAAATTATTGCCAAACCTTTTGGATCACCATCTTTTTCAACACTATAACATACAATCGAATCTTCTATTTTTCGTCTAGCATCTTCTTCTGACTTTACTAATTTTTGATTTTTCTCGGATTCTTCAACATCACAAAGAATAGGTCTATAACTTTGAATCATAAGTTCAAATAAATAATCATTTATAGCTTTTTCTTTTGGTATAATCTTTGTGTCAATGTCATCGGTATACTTTGTTTGTGTTTTTTTCCACAAAAAGAATGAGTTTCCACTCTCTATTAAATCTGTCAAACCTTCTTTTTGTTCCTTTACTTCATTTATCCATTCTGACCAGTTAAGATTTCCACTTGTTGTTAATTTAGGGACAATCCATTCAAAAAGTGGTTTTTTAGAATTAGGAACTTTTATTTTATTATTTTTCATGATTTGTCTTATTTTTTCTTGCGTGACTTCTATTTTTAACTTTTTGTCCATTTTTATTACAAAAAATAAAAAATTACTTTGGGCCACAATTTAATACTTATAAACTTGATAAAAAAATAAATTTAGAAAAAACCTCTTTAAAAAATAAAATGCACTCCACTTCTCTTTCTGAAATCTCAAACAATGAACTCAGATGGTCTTCGTCGTCAACCACATTATGGACCAACTTTTCGACTAGTTCATGAAACATTCGTAAACTTCTGTAACCAATTGATATTGACCCAACACGGGAACGAATTTCATGAACGATTGTTGTAGTATATTAGGCAAAGATTCTCCTTTTTTTAGTTTACAATACATGTAAAATGAAATAAGTAGTATAATAAGAAAGAATAACCATTTAAACAACGACAACCATTCATTATAATCAAACAAATCATCAAATCCGGGAATATTTTCATATATTTTATAAATAAAATATAATACTAAAAATACAAAAACACATTTTAAAATAATGGAAACGATGTTTCTTTCATTTTGTACATAATAGTTTGGCGTTTGAACAGGCGATGCATATTGTTTCGGTGGTGGAACATATTGTTTCGGTGGTGGAACATATTGTTTTGGTGGTGGAACATATTGTTTTGGTGGTGGTGTATATTGTTTTGGAGGTGATGCATATTGTGGTACTGGGGCATACATTTTAATTTTTTTTATACCAATTAAAAAAACTAAAATATTATGAGAAATCGTTTTGTAAGTTCAACAAACGCCATTGCTTATACATCAGAAGTTCCACCATCACAAATACACGTTTATGATACACTTCTTAAAATATGGTTGCTCCCTTGGGAAGTAGTGTTAAACACACGCCCACGATCACCTAATAGTATAATTGTTCCGTTAAGTACTAACAAATGAATATCATTTTTTTAAAAACACGCTGTTTATAAAGGTAGATCCATTGTAACCATAAAAGTCTTGTATTTCCGTATCAATTACGAACTCATTATGTTTTTTCATTTCAGCTTCGACTTTATCAAGTTTATTTGTAGACCATGTACCACATTCATATTTCTCACTTTCAGCCGACATTCCACTTTCTTCCGGATTTAACGGATGTGTATCTTCGAATACAATATAGTCATCTTTTTTCATTATGTTTTTAAATATTTTCATAATTGAAAACGCTTCAACATGACAATCTTCAGATACAATCCAAGGATGTTCATATTGTGAAAGTTTTTCCGATACAGATTCATTATCATATAAATCTAGTTTTAAAAATTCAACACCATCAACCTTTGATACATCTTTTCTAAAATCTTCAATATCAATAGTTACAACTTTTGCAGTCGGACAAATGTCATGAAACCATACAGAAGAACCTCCAAATGCAGTTCCAAGATCGAAAATTGTCTTAGGTTTTGCAAGTTCTAATAGTTTTAAATACAGATGTTGTGATACAGCATCCTTCAACATAGGAACTGATTTATATGTATTTTTATATTTTCCAACCATCAGTCTAGATATAAACTCCTTGGTAAATACACTTTCTCTATTTCTAGATGAAAGTGATACGAATCTTTCTTTTTTATTATTAGTTAGATTGTCTACCACATCTATCAACTGTGAAGGTGCCATTCCCAACCCTCTCATTTTTATTGTTGCTAATTTTTTTTTATAGTACTATAAAGCGCAACGTAAAAGTAATAAAAATGCTTGAAATAGTTGCACCTTTTGTATCGAAATATGTAAAGCATACTATAACGTTAAGTTATATTAATTCAACAAAAAATAAAGTTACATGTTTAATAGACTTAACAAAGGAAGAAGAAACATTATTAAACTTTGTTTTTGAGTTTGTAGAAAATATCCCCAAACAAGAAAACAGTATAGAAACGATTTTTCAGTATAACAATAGTAAATGTTTGTACCAGTATAGCAAAAAAAATAAAAAGTATTATATTTATGTTATAAGATATGTAAATAAAGAAAAGTGTGAGTACCATATAGTAAAAAATAATTTACAAGCGTTTACCAAAAATGACGGAGAAGTGTTGCATGATTTTTTTGAAAAGCATTTTTATTTCAAAAATGATATAAAAGAATACATAAAACGAGGTGGGAAAACAAAAAGAAGAGTAAGTTGGGATTCATCAACTTACGTGTAAACTTATGTGACGTTACACCAATGTGGAACAGAATCAACATCTGTTTGATCCACTTCAATGGACGCTGTTTTCACTGTCACGACGACGACCTCGACACCCAAAGATGCAACGCAACAAAAATGGGAAGAAGTCAAGGAAATTTTCGAGAAGGTGAAAATTGAAATCATGGCAAACCCGGACTTGTTCAAACTTAATAGGGATGTTGTTTCATGGAAACTTTCGTGGAACAAGAGAAAAGGAGCACTTGGACTTTGCAGATATGGCCCTAAACTTATTGAAATTTCTGCGTACATGTTATGGGGCGGAGCCACAAAAGAAGTATTGAACAATACAATTCGTCATGAATTCGCACATGTACTCACACCTGGTCATCATCATGATGAAGTATGGCGTTCCGTTGCTCTGAAGTTAGGCTGTGATGGTAAACGCTGTTCTACAGATTCGACACTTAGTGTCGCTGCGCCAAGAAGGTATGAAATCAAATGCAAAGACCATGGAAATAACCACTTTTGCATGACGCGCCACAATCGTCCGGGAATCCAAAAAATGGATAAATGGCGCTGCCCAAAATGCAAGGGGAAACTTCAAATTTATATGCGATAGTAATAAAAAACATATATTTTACATTATCATAAATATAAAAGTTAAAAATAAGAAATCAAGGATACAATATCCAATTTTCCATTTCCATATTTTTAAGTAACATTTGATAAGTTTCTATATCGTGGTGCTGTAATCTAGACTTGGATTCATAAGGTAATAAAATTTTGTTTCCAATGTGATGATAAACAGGTACTAAATTTGAAACAGGATCTTTTGGTGTAGTATAACGAAATGTTTTGGAATATAAACCGATAGATTTGGAATATTTTTTAAATTCCAAAGAACTCACAGGAGGTGCACCAAACGTGTATACAGATTTTATTTTTTTAGGTGCCATAGATGCAAGTAATATACTTGTCGCACCACCGAGACTATGACCCGCTAAAATTATGTCATTGTTGTCATCCATAAAATTACTTATTTCTTTATTTTCACTCAACAACATTTCTAGCTTTGATGCAAAACCACCATGTACTGTACCATATGGGTTTTCTGGAGGCCATGGTCTTGGAACAATGTTTATATTTTTTTTGAAATCATTTATATTTTTACTTCCTGCAAATACCAATACCGCCGGGTTTGTAAAAGATGGCTCCAAAAATCCATGTGAGTCAGAATTTAAAAGCAAACTAATAATATTTTGAAGATTCAACAGTTTCATTTATTTGAAAAAAAAAAATAAGAATCAGATTATTAAAGTTGTATTTTAGAATACAAACTATGGATCCTTTGGCTAGACAAAAAACACTGGTTTTATTAACAAAATATAGAAATTTTGACTTTTGTAGAGAAGTTGAGTCTGCGATTCACTCTAGGAGTAAAAACACAAATGAATATTTAAATAATTCTCTTAGAGTTGCTTGGAATCTTAAAGCTAATAAAAATATACACGATATAAGTGTCGTTTTTGACAAGGAAAAAAATATGATAAAAAATACTATTTTAGAACACATAGATCAACAAAAGAAGGCTAGAAGTGAACGATTTGAAAAAATGTTGCAAGAAAAATACGATAGTATAAATGAAAAGAAATACGGTACACTTATAAAATGCAGAAGGTGTGGTTCCGAAGAAGTAAGTTATGAAGAAAAACAAACAAGGTCCGCTGATGAAGCAGCCACTATTTTTATGTCTTGTTCAACATGCAAAAATAGATGGATAATGAGTTGAATACTTTTAATTTCAATACATGATCATCAAGTTTTGATATTTTTATGTTTTCAATATTTATAGATGAATTCGTAAAATGTAAAGTTTTAGATATATCAACAATTCAAATATATAAGCACCAAGTGAACAAGTTGTGAATATTTTGCGCGGGATATGCCGCAGAGGGATCTATATGATAAATTTTGCAAGATTTACCAGCATTCAATGTAAAAAAACAACACTTTTTTTCAATACAGTGATTATGACACGCTCTTGTATCGAATATAGCCATCATGTAAACTATAGTCGTTATAAATTTTTTTATATAAATAAAATTATAAAGTTGTTTATAAGTTATTTTTTTAATATATAAAAAAAATGTTGTTTGGTACGTATTTTTTATTTACGTACGTTTTTTCTAATGATCCTTTGGGTGAACATTTAACAATCGACAATATACTTTCTAGGTTTAATAGGAATATTTATGTTGTTATAGACGATAGTTTCGTTACACAAGATTTAGATACTGATAGAATTGCATGTTTTCAAAAAGGGTTGCAGTATTCTTATCCAGCAATAGGAAAACCTTGTTTAAACGGAACTTCATGTTTTGGAAACAATTATTACTCGTTTTCTTGTTTTACAGATAGTCATAGTTCCGACCCAGTAAATATAGTTTATCAAACACAAGGGCAAAGTTACGAACTTTTGATACATGATGTCGGAACGAATGTATACTTATCCAACATGAGCCAGACAACTGATTTTACATCAAGTTTTGATATGAACAGTGTGAGTATAAGCGAATCGTTGACTTCTAGATGGAGTTTATATATTCCTCCTCCACCGCTTCCTCCACCTCCTTCGCCTCCACCATCGGCAGGTGTATGTAGAGATGACTATGATAGTAACTATTGCGTACTTCAAAGTAACATTTCTCAAAGAGTTTTCTACATTTATAACAAAATTTGCGATTCTAGGTTCGAAGACACTTATGACCCTTATGGACTTGGTTGTGTGGATTCTCTAAAAGGCTGTCGAGAATGCAGTCCTTACATATCAAGTTCTTTGCACACAAGATATAATTTAATGTGTCCTTTATGTATGTTTGATGATTTGTATGTCGCTCCAGCGTTTCCTCCACCTTCACCCGATCCACCACCTCCACCTGAGATACCACCTTTCCCTCCGTCTCCACCGCCTTCGAGAGGCGTTTGTATCGAGCCCGACGGTGGAACAAGATGTATAGAACTAAGTAATGCTACGCTTGACATATACGTGGTTTATAATCCACTTTGTTTGGATTTTACAAACAGTACAGACATGCCTGAGATCTTTATGGATTATGGTTGCATTGATGATGAACCAGGTTGTGCAATTTGTATTCCATTTAGTGAAGATGACGACACATGCCCGGATTGTTTGCACAGTTTTTTGAATATTTACCCACAACCACCTCCTCCTCTTCCTCCTCCATCTCCACCCGTAGCTCCGCCCGCATTACCTCCACCGAGTCTACCTCCTCAACCGCCTTCACCTCCTTCTTTACCACCACCCCCTCTAAGTCCATCACCATCATACCCTCCTCCTCTTACACCACCTTTTGCACCACCACCATCTACTCCTCCGTCACCGCCTCCATCTACTCCTCCATCACCACCTCCATCACTACCCCCTTCACCGCCTCCCCTACCACCAAATCCTCCGTCTTTACCACCATCTCCACCTCCTCCTTCTCCACCAC